GGAGCACAGAATGCTGGACAAACAATTGGCGGCGAGTCTGTCGCCCCTAACGAGCAACAAGGAGCTATGGTCGGCCCTGCTGGAGCACCTGAACAACCTCAAGACCTTGGAGCTACAGGCACTGGTGGCGGCAACATCGGAACAGGAAATGTACCGCAGGCAGGGGAGAGTGAATTCTCTGGTTAACCTAGAGACACTTAAAGATCAAGTTTCTGAAGCTAAGAACAGGACATAATAATATGTATGATAAAATGAAAGTTAAATATAATGAAGGCTCAATGCTCACTACACCTGAAATGGAATTAGAAGATACATACGATAATATTCCTGAAGGTGAACTGGAAGCAGCAGAAGCTTCACAACTACCTGACGATGAAATGGTAGACACTTTCCAAGACTTCGTATTAGGCGAAGCTCTTACAGAAGAAGAACAAGATATGCTTTCAGAAGCTTTAGAAAGCAATGCAGAATTAGCAATGGTCTTTGATAAAGTCTTAGACGTTGCAGCAGAATTCTCTGGTGAAGGTTCCGTAGAAGGAATTGGTACTGGAGTATCAGATTCGATACCAGCTAGGTTATCGGACGGTGAATTTGTTTTCACCAAGAAGGCTGTTGATTCAATTGGCGCTGAAAACCTCCAACTTATGATGGATGAGGCAGAGCAAGCTTTTGATGAAGGCGGTCGAGTACCTAAAGCATTTGGCGGTTTAACTGAAGACCCACTCCAAAATGAAAAAACATACGGAGTAACTGAAGTTGACGACACGAATAGAGACATTAAAAAACAAATGATGTCTGCTAATCGAATGCCAAGTCTTTTATAATCAGTAAGGCTACCTAGACCCTTAGCCCCTTACTAACTTTTAACCTAGAGGCCACCTTTTAATTCGAGACCCTGTTACGTTTAGCTAACTAAACAGCCACCTTGAAAGACGAAAAGCCCCAATAGGAGTGTGACAATATGTCTAACGAACAAGTAGTAGAAGAAACTGCAAACCCCTACAACTCTAAAAAGTCTTGGCATACGCCAGATGAAGGAAGTTCAGGATCAGCAGACGGAGTATTCTTTGAACGACCAGATAGTAAACAGGCTACCCTCGACGAGGCCCCTGAAGAAGCTACTGAGAAGAAGCAAAGAACCAATTATAAGAAACGATACGATGACTTAAAGAAACATTATGATGAGAAGGTTTCTGGTTTTAAACAACGAGAATTAGAACTGCAAGCTGCGGCTGAGAGCACTGCTCCAAACGTCCAGTTAAAAAGCGCAGAAGATTTAGAGGCGTTTAAAAACCAATACCCTGACCTATATGATACAGTAGAGACTGTGGCTCACATGAAAACTGAGACACAAACTAAAGCACTTCAAGCTAAAATGGATATGATCCAAGAGCGTGAAAACACGATAGCACGAAGAGAAGCTGAAGAAACTTTACGGGATCGTCATCCTGACTTCGAAGATATTCGAGGTGATGACAATTTTCATAGCTGGGCTAAAGAACAACCTGAAGCAATTCAAGGTTGGATCTACGATAACCCAGACAATGTACAACTTGCAGTTAAAGCTATTGATCTTTATAAAATGGAATCTGGAATTTCTACTAAAGGTAAACGTAAGACTAAAGCGTCACAAACCACTGGATCAGCAGCGGACATGGTATCTACTAAAACAACTAATGTAGGCACTGATGAAGCTAAGATCTGGACACAACGGGAAATTAATTCGCTTAGTCTCGACCAGTATGATAAGTACGAACAAGAAATTGATCAAGCTATCATGGAAGGACGAGTGCGTTAATTCTAAACTTTTCTTTTTTTAGGAGTAACATCTCATGGCTAAATTTCAAACAGGCGCTGACGGTTCAGCAACAAGTAACTTTGACTTAGGCGGAACTAACCAAACTAACGGTCTTTTCTTACCAGAAGTCTATTCGAAAAAAGTACAAAACTTTTTCCGTAAAGCTTCAGTAGTAGAAGCAATCACTAACACTGATTACGCTGGTGAAATCTCATCTTTCGGTGACTCTGTACAGATCATCAAAGAACCAGAAATCACTGTGCATGATTACACTCGTGGTGCGGACACTGATGCAACACTTTTAACTGACGAAGAAACTTCGTTAGTTGTTGATACAGCAAAAGCATTCAAATTCGTCGTTGATGATATTGAAAGCAAAATGTCTCACGTAAACTTCAAAGAAGTAGCTGCTTCATCTGCTGCTTACGCTTTGAAAGATGAGTATGACAGAACAGTACTAGCAAAAATGTTTGCTGGTGTAGCTACTGGTGGCATTGTTGGCGGTGACGCTGCAACTGACGTAGACACTATTGACGGTGCTGATGCTGCTGATAAACCAATTGACATCTCTGGTGTTACTGGCGGTGCTGTAGATCCTCTTGACATCATGGCTCGTTTAGCTCGTATTCTTGATGAGCAAAATGTTCCAGAAGAAGGTCGTTACTTCGTAGCTCCACCTTGGTTCTACGAGCAATTAAGCCAGTCTAGCTCTAAGTTAATGTCTGTTGACTTTAACGGCGGCCAAGGCTCAATCCGCAACGGTCTAGTAAGCTCTGGTAAGTTACGAGGCTTTGAAATGTATAAGTCGAATAACACTCCTGCTGCTACTCAAAGCGGCGCAGTGCAAGAAATCTTGGCTGGTCACATGTCTGCGGTATCTACTGCACAGACTATCGTGAACACTGAAGTCTTGCGTAGTCAGACTAGCTTCGGCGACATCTGTCGTGGCTTGCATGTATTCGGTGCGAAAGTTTTACGCCCTGAAGCGCTAGCAAAAGCATATGTATCTTCTTTAGATTAATATGTAGACTAAGAGCGAGGGGTGTAAAAGCCCCTCAATCTTTTTAGAGGTATTGAAATGTCTAATGTAATAGGTTCACCAACTAAACCAGCAGTGATGAATATAAGAAAAGTAGTCAAAGTAAATAGTTCAGTATATACTGGAGAGTCTAAAAAGAACTTTGACGACAACTGGGATGCAATCTTTAAAAAGAAAGATAAAAAAACTACCGAGGAAAAGTAAATGGCAACATCATATTTAGATTTGACTAATGAACTTCTTCGTGAGTTAAATGAAGTACCGTTAACAACGGGTGACTTTGGACAAGCCCTTGGCATCCAAGCATACGTTAAAGACTGCGTTAATCGTGCGTACTTCGATATTATCAATGAAGAACCTCAATGGCCTTTTCTAACTGTTACTGAATCAGGTGGTGTTAACGACCCGATGTTAGGAAATATATCTGTAGATACTGTTGCAGGTCAAAGATTCTATGAGCTAAAAACAAACGGCTCACACACACAAGATTATAGTTCTATAGATTGGGATACATTCTATATGACAACAGTAGGAGTAGCAGGAGAGACTGCACCTTACTCAGCGAATAACTTACGCTACACAACCACAGAAGAGTGGAAAGATTATTATCGTATCAGCGAAAACTTAGATGATGCGGATGCACAAACTTACGGCGAACCTGCTCGTGTGATCAGAAGCCCTGATGGACGCAAGTTCGGTCTAAGCCCCCTCCCCGATAAAGTATATAAAATATGGTTCACTGCGTGGGTATTACCTACAAAGCTTTCAGCGTCTACTGACGTAATCGTATTCCCCGAAATGTACACCTCTGTCTTACTTGCTAAAGCACGTTACTACATCTGGCAGTTTAAAGACAATCCACAGTCGGCTGCATTTGCACTTGATGACTATAAAAAAGGAATGAAGTCTATGCGTTCAAATCTTATTGAGCCTACGCCTTCGTACTTCAAAGACGACAGAGTGAGATTTATTTAATGGCTGCTTCACAACCTTTTGGTTTTGTATGTAAAGGCGGATTAGATACTAATACTAATCAGCTCGCTGCTTTAGGTGCGCCCGGAACAGCTATAGAGCTTCAAAACTTTGAGGTCGATTCAGACTCGGGATACCGTAGAATTAATGGTTACACTCCTTACGGTACAGCTAAGCCAAATGGAACTGCGGATATTAAAGGTATCATGGCTTATGCAGGCGGGGTGCTTGTATGTAGTGGTGCTAACATTATGTTTACAATTGACGGCATAACTTGGGTCAATGTAGCACGAGATGGTCAAAGCAATCAAACTTACAACTACACTGATTTTTTTAATCGTGGTCTTGAGGATAGAACAGGCCAAGGCCAAACAAGTTTTATATACGAAGAAGGTGCAGGCGCTCAAGGCACAGTTATTATATTGGATGGCGATAACCTTCCTTATATTCTTAAAATTGAAGGTACAGGAGCTTTAACTTCTAGGACGTTTCATGGCCATACGTTTACAGTAGAAAACAGTGTAGCGCCTACTGTTGGGACTTTACATGAAACTAGATTAGTAGCTGCTAGTGGAAATGTTTTGTATTATAGTAATGCTTTAGATCCTAAAACTTTTACCGTTGGCGCTAAGGTTCAGTTAGCTGATAATATAGTGGGTGTAAAAAGTTTTCGTGATGATGTAATTATATTCTGCTCAAACAGCATTCATAAATTTGTAAATATGGGAGCTGGTGTAAACAACGGAGAAGCTGTTGTACCTATCACACAAAACGTAGGGTGTCTTGCAGCCGGAAGCATACAAGAGATAGGTGGTGATTTAGTATTTTTAAGCCCTGATGGTATTCGTACAGTTGCAGGTACAGCCCGTATTGGTGACGTAGAGTTAAGCTCAATCAGTCGTCAAGTCCAACCTACCTTTTCAAAGCTTGCAAAAAATATTAATAATCTTATTGTTTCAAGCGCTGTCATCCGAAGTAAAAATCAATATAGACTTTTCTACTCAGAAGCTGACGAGCTTGTATCAGGCTCTAAAGGCATCATAGGTACACTAACTAATAACGGTTTTGAGTGGTCAGAAACATTAGGTATTCAAGCTCATGCTGTGGATTCAAGTTTTGATACAGATGGTGTAGAAAAATATTATCATGGTGATAAAAACGGTTATGTGTATTTACATGATCAAGGTAAAAGTTTTTATAACGAAGGGGTTGCTTTCAATATAAACTCTAGGTACGTCACCCCGTTCTATGATTTCGGAGACGTGGGTAGCAGAAAAACACTACACTATGTAAAAGTCTCAATCAGCCCTGAGTCTACTGTAATCCCAACACTACATGTTAGATACGATTATAACAGCGTAGAGGCTCCGCAACCAACCCCTTATGTAATGACTACGATTCCTGTACCTTCTATATATGGACTTTCAAAGTATGGGGAAAGCGCTTATGGCGGTATCGGTGATCCGATGGTTAGACAGGCTGTTCAGGGCAGTGGACACACAGCAAACTTTTCAATTATAAGTGACGACCAAAAAGGTTCTTACCGTATTAATGGTCTTTTCATAGATTACGTGCCAGCAGGCAGGAGATAAAAGAATGACAGGTTATACTAAAACAAAGACTTTTACAACTGGTGCGACTATTGTCGCAGCGGACTTTACTACTGAGTTTAATAATGTTTCAGTAGCTTTTGATGAGAGCACAGGTCACACTCATAACGGTGACGCAGACTCAGGTGCTTATGTTCCTCTGATTAGTTCTGCTGATACCTTTACTAAGATCACAACTACTGAAGCTACTGACCAATTAAACTTTTATACTAAAGTAAGCGGTGCAGCAGCCCTTCAGCTTTCGTTTAAAGATGGTGTCATTGAACCGGGTTTAGATAGCGATGTAGATATTGGTACAACTGCTAAGCGCTTTAAAGACTTGTATATCGATAGTGCTACGGTAACAGCAGACATAACTGTTAATGGTCAAGTTCTGTTATCTGATACCAGCACAATTAAATTTGGAACTGATGGATCTAACTATTTTGAAATCTATAAAGCAACTGGTGTTGCTGGCGGATCTTTTATAAAAGAAGTAGGCGGCGGAGCTATTACTTTACAGGGTCAAAATGGCTACTTACGAAGCGATACAAACGCTGTTGCAAGTTGGGGTTCATTAGACATAGCTTTAAAATATAACGATGCTAACAGGATTGTTACTACTGATGCAGGCGTAACCGTAACAGGTACAGTCGCTGCTTCTGATGGTTTAACTGCTGACTACATTGACCTAACTGGTGGTGAATCTACTACAACTACAGGCACTATAGCTTGTAAAATGCTTGTATTAGATGATTT